CGCGCCAGAGTTGGGCTGACCCGGGATGCCACGGCGCAAACTCGGCCCTGACGAGTACATTGGCGACGACGGTGACCTGATGACCCGCGATGAGGCGATCGCAATCGGCCAGCTTCAGCGGCTGGCCATCCACTGGCCGAAGACGCTCAAGCTGGTCAGCATGGATAGCCAGCTGTACGTCATCCGCAACGACGACAAGCCAGCGCATGAGCACGTCGATCACACCTTGGCTCACATTGTCGGCATCCCGAACGACGGAGGCGGCTGGTGACCACCCCCAAGCCGCCGACACCGCAGGGCATCAGCGCCATTCTCAAGCGAGCCGGGTTCGAGCGCTCCGAATCGAGCGCGACCCGCATCAAGGGATGGCGCAAGTCCAGCGAGGGCTACTCCGCGTCGAAGTGGGACGACGACGGGTCCGTTGAGGTCACCTGGCACCGGGGCCTTCTGTCGCCCTCCGAGGCCGACGAGGAGCGCCCGCGCATGCTGGTCGCCTACACCGAGACCATCACCGCAGCGGGCTACTCCGTGAGATTGCAGAGCAATGACCGCCTGATCGTCACCGCGGGGAAGGCTGAGCAATGACCGCCCCCGATTACGCGAGCTGGCGCGAGCCGGAAGACGACACCGGCTACGGCCGGACCGACGAGGAGATGGACGCCGACGGAGACCCGTCCGAGTTCCTGGACGATGACGACCGGACTGACCGCGACTACGACGAGCCTCCGTCCGCGCGTTCCGAGATCTGATCCCGAAGGAGACAGGACAGTGACCACCTTCAGCCAGCACCAGGACGTAGCCGCAGTCGAGCACGACGACTCCACCCGCCAGCCGCGAGAAGGCGGCAAGGTCAAGCTCGCCACCGTGACCCAGCTCGGCGGCATCTACGTCCAGGTCCGCTACGAGGGCGGCGCGCTGGACGGCTTCTACGCGGAGTCCGGCTGGCGGGCATGGGACGGCAAGTTCCGCTGGCGGCTGGTCCCGCTCTGCTGCTGCGACGAGCCGATCACCGGAACTCCCGTCAAGCTCCGCGACGACCCCCTGGACCGCATCTGGTGCTCGGAGGAATGCCGCGACGCTGACAGTGAGGGTGCTTACGAGCAGGGGTATCAGCCGGGAGTTGCGACGTGAGCACCGCGCCGCCCGATTTCAGCGGCTGGAATCTTGACTACCTGAACGCCGCCCGGAGTCACCTGGGGCAGATCCTGCTTGTATCCGCAGGCCAGAACGATCCGGAGCGCCCGCATTTGCGAGCCGAGTACGAGGCGATGGGTGCCGAGATCGACCGGCGCAAGAACGAGAGGGAAGCTCAGTGACCCGCGACGCTGCCGACGTGATCGGCGGCGACGGCAAGGTTCGCGTCCTCTCCCGCCGCTGCCGAACCTGCGTGTTCAGGCCCGGCAACCACATGCATCTCGCCCCGGGCCGCTTCGAGGAACTGATCCGCCGCAACGTCGACGCGGGCGCCCTGCTCACCTGTCACTCGACGCTCCCGTACGGAGACCACCCGGACTTCGGGCCGGCTGTCTGCGCTGGATTCTGGGCACAGCATGCCATGTCCACCGCGGCCGGGAGGATGGCGCGTTTCCTGCTGGGCGTCACCCGGATCGACCCGCCCGGGAGTTGACCAGCGCGACACCGAAGGCGGGGCCCCGCGGCTAATGGGAGTCGCGGGGCCCCGCCACTTGCCCGTTTCCTGGCTCCGGCCGGGTCTAGCACGGGGTATCCACCCGGACAGCGATCCGGGTCGCCAGGCTTTAGCCCGGACCCGGCCGGGCCGGCATCTAAGCCCCCTCCCGGAGAGCGAAACCAGGGGGAGGGGGTTTCTGCCCGGCCCTGCACTGCCCACGGGGGTAAGCGGTTAGCCGGATCCGGGGGCGTCGCGGGGGCCCCCGGACCGCAACTCGCAACCCCCCAAGCGAGGCGTAGCCGCAGAGGCCCCCGAACGTAGGGCTGAGGTTACCGGGTGCAACCGGGATGGTCACGGACGGTAGGCGGATGCGGGCGTTTCTGCGGCATACCGTCCCCGGCCCCCCGTCTTAGCCGAACAGGGAGTCTTGCTGCATGTCGGCGTCCAGCCGATGCATGTTGTCGACAGACGTCCGCCAGTACGATGCCTTGAGCTCGATTCCGACGCCGCGCCGGCCGAGCTTGCGGGCTACCCAGACCTCGGAACCTATGCCAGCAAAGGGGGTCAGCACGGTCTCGCCGGGATTCGAGTACAGTCGCACGCACCTCTCGATAAAGTCCAGCTGAAGCGGGCACAGGTGGCGCTCGTCGTCGCTCTCGCGGGCAACGCGGACGTTGAGCGTCTTGCCTTCCTGGATCGTGGTCCAGACCGGACTCAGGTGATCACCGCCGAGCATGGAGCCGTGCACCGGAGGCTCCTGCCATCCGGGCGGTACCGGCGTGTCTCCGTCGTCGTACTCGTGGCTGTATCCACCGGAGTCGTGGTCGCTGATGCTCTCGCCGGGCTTCAGGAAGATCCGGGCTGGCCGTGACTCGCGCTCGCCGTTGCTCGCGTCGTACCAGATCGGCGATGCCCACTCGATCCAGTCCTCGTTGGTGACCTCGCCGGCCGCCACCTCGTGCGTGATCGGGACTGCGTTGTCTCCCGGCTTCCTGAAAATCAGCAGGTAGTCGGCCAGCGCCGGCCGGATGCCTGCGGAGTCGCGGTTCTTGCTCACGAACATCAGCGAGTGCGCCTTGGTCCGGGTGGCCTGCGACTGCGGGTTCTTCCAGATCGTCACCTCACCGTGGAAGTTCCACCCTCCGTCCTGGAATGCGCGGATGACCTCGCCCCGGAAGTCGGTCAGGCCGATAAAGCCTTCCGTGTTCTTGCGCGTCGTGAGTTGCTGAACGTGGACGCACGCGATCCGGCCCGGCTTGGTGACCCGCAGCTGCTCGCGGATGATGAAGCCGTAATGCTCCAGGAACTCGACGCGGGTTGAGCAGTTTCCGAGGTCGCGGAGCGAAGGTGAATAAACGAACAAGCTCGCGAATGGTGGACTGCAAATCGACAGGTCTATCGAGTTGTCGGCCAGCTCGGCCAGCCGCTCGCAGCTATCGCCGAGCATGAGCCGCCAAAGCTCACCCTTGGCCTCGTCGGTGATGTAAGCCTCGTCAGTGGCGTAAGTCATGGTGTCATCCTCAGTTCTCCAGCGGCCTGCATCTCGCGGACCAGTTCTCCGGTCATCTGCTCGGCCTGCTTTTCCTTGCGGGCCACGTTCTCCGCTATGCGCCCCTCCAGTTCGGACAGGACAACGTGCACGTCCACGCGCCGGGTCTGCCCGTATCGGTGGCACCTGCGGATTGCCTGATAGAAGGATTCCCACGAGTCGCTAAGCCCGCAGAACGCCATCCGGGCGCAGTGCGGCCAGTTCATGCCAAACGAGCAGATCGCCGGCTTGCTGACCAAGACGCGAATCTTCCGGTCGGCGAAACCAAGCAGTGCATCCGCCTTTTCCTCCGGGCTCATCGACCCGTGCACGTTGACCGCGCCGGGAATGAGCTTGGCGAGCATGTCGGCCTCGGCGTTCAGCCCGCACCAGATCACCCACGGCTCATCCGGCTCAGCGCTTACAAGTCTCGCCGTCTCCGCGCACCTGGCCTCAAGCGTGGCCTTGCGGATCGCGGCCCGGCCGCCGACCCCGCCCAGGTCGGTGGCGAACAGTTGGCCATCGGGCGTCACGTCCACCGGCAGAAGGTGAGGGATTACCTCGTATCCGGGCAGGATGTACCCGGTGTCATCGCCGCCGATGTCGGACGGCCTGCGGATCGCGACCGCCCACGTGGCCATCCACCGGAACATCGGCTTCCGCGCGTGGCCTTTCAGCCGCCATCCCTCGTCGTCGTGCACGAAGTAAGCGGCCAGCATCTCCACGCGGGGCATTATGCCCAGGAACTCGGCCTGGTTCGTCAGTTCCTCGTTGTCGTTAGGTGCCGGCGTCGCAGTGTAGGTGAAACGGCGCTTCACATCGGCGAAGTGGCCGATCAGCATCGTCCGGGTAGCCCCGTCCGACTGCTTGAGTATCGACGCCTCGTCCAGTGCCACCACGTCGAAACCGGCCGGGTCGAAATGCTCGGCCATCTCGTAGTTGGTGATCCAGATACCGGGCCCGTCCGTGTCCGTGTCCGACCGGACATACCGCATGACGACGCCGAGTTTCGCGGCTTCGCGGACGGTCTGCGCGCACACCGCGAGCGGGGCCACGATCAGGCCGCGGTCACCGGAAAGCCGGACCGTCTCGATCTGGAGAAACGTTTTCCCGAGACCCGTATCCGCCCAGATCGCGGCTCGGCCGAGCCGCACCGACCACGCCGCGATCCGCTTCTGCCACGGATGCAGCATCGGGTTTATGTCCGCCTCGTCCACGGCCCGGCCTGCGGGCTGGACCTGACGCTGCTTGGCGGCCAGAAACTCCGCGTACGTGCCCATCAGGTCCCTTCCCCGTCACTGCCGGCCGTCGTCAGGTCATCCGGCGCGCACGTCGGGTGATACCGGAGCCCTGCGGCGTAAGCGCCGGCGTCCATCGGCCACCCGCACGAGGCGGCGCATGGCGGGCCGTCACGCTCAGCGGGGGTCATCACGCGACCTTCCCCGGCAGGCACCCGGGGTGAGCGCCGCCCGGTGTCTCCAGGACCGCCAGTTTCCCGGAGATGGCGGCCATCAGGTCACCGTGCCCGAACCGGCCGCACAAGGCCAGCAGGGTAATCGTCACGTCGGCTGACTCGGCGAGCACCGTCCCGGCGCGCTCGGGATGCGACTTGTCCCGCCCGCCGGCGAGGATCGCGTCTGCTACCTCGCCGAGCTCGGCCATGGACTTCAGGGCGATGTCCTCGGGGGTGCACTCCGGGAACCGGGCGGCATGCCATGCGGCAGCGCGGTCCTGAAGCGATCCCGCGCCGGGCCGGGTCACGGGGTCACCGCCGGATCTGTAGGCGCGTGGGCGGCGTCGCACAGCGACTGCATGCGGCGCGCGGACACGCGCAGGGCCCTGGCCAGGGACACGACGGTCTCAGGCTTGGCTTTCTCGGTGCCGGAGCAGATCCGGCTGATGGTGGACGGGGATACGCCTGCCATGAGGGCGGCGGCATCCATGCGGATACCCCGCTCCGTGAGCAGGTCGCGCAATGTCTGCTGAGCCATAAGGGGCACTCTAGCGCATCACGCCGTGTTGCGCGCAACGCCACGGCGGCTTAGCCACGGGACTCGAACCCCGGCATCTTCAGGCTGCGGCCCTGAAAGCTCCCGGCGGCTAACCGCCGGCTCGGTTATCTTGCTCACCGGTTCCTCCTTCGTGCCTCACGCTCGGCGCAGGCTAGCGCCGTGTCCTGGCGCTGATGGTTGTGGGGGCACTGCCAACCCGGAAGCGTCCCGTGATACGAGGGACCGCGGCGGGGCCTGGAGCGCCAGAGCGTCCCGGACAGGTACAGGGGACCGGGCAGCGGGACCGACCAGCCCAGCCTCACGACCGCCGCCCGGCCAGGGCCAGGAACAGCACCAGCGCCACGACCGCGGTGATGACAGCGGCGACCATGGAGCCGGTCACGCCCCACACCGCCCAGCCCGCGCCGCAGGGGATGACGTAGGACAGGAACCAGTTGCCTGCGTAACTCTGGCGGTGACCGTTCATGGGGGGTGCTCCCGTTCTAGCGGCGCGGCGGGCCTTGGTGGTCCCCTCGCTGCCTTACGTCTCCACACTACCATAACGTGTACATGATGTGGTACAGTCAGGGTGTGAGCAAAACAGAGGAGAAGACCATGATGGCCACCGTCAGGATCAACACCAGCGACACCGCCTGGATCGAGCGGCGCGGCCAGGGTGAGCCAGTCGCCTACGGCACCGACATCAAGGGCGTCATGTACTTCGGGACCGAGGTCGAAGTCGCCGGCGTGCAGCACGTCCAGTTCGCCGGCGCGAAGATGATCCGGTTTGACCTCGGTGCCGACGCGCCGGCGGATCACAACCGGAACGCCATGTATCCCGGCACGTACCTGGTGTCGGAATGAGCAAGGCCGACCTGCACGTCAAGATGGAATCCAACCTCGTAGACGCGATCCGCCGCTACGCCGAGGGCAACGGGCTTAACTTCACCGGCGCACTCAGCACCCTCGCCGCCCAGGGCCTGCGCGCCCAGGGCATCACCCTCGACCGCACAGCGGCACCCGCCGGAACTAAGGGAGCCTGACATGGGACACCGCGAAGTAAGGCCCGTCGCACTCGGCTGGGAGCACCCGCGCGAGCCGGGCACCCGCTCGGACGGCTCGCCTCGCTACCGGCCGCTGTACTCCCGGGCGGATCTGCTCCGCCATCTGGAGTTCAACGCGGACTGCCCGCTCGACGAGCTCATCGACATCGACAAGGCCGAGTACATGCCCGAGATGCGCGAGGGCACGCCGTTCGGCTACCGGCTGTATGAGACGACCAGCGAGGGCACTCCGGTATCGCCGGTCTTCCCGTCGCTGCCAGAACTGGCCGGCTGGTGCGAGGACGGGGCAGCCGTGTTCGCCGGCCACAAGTGGACACGGGATCAGTGGCTCGCCTCATTCGAGGACGGATCGCTCGACACCGGCAGCCTTATGGTGGCGGATGCCGCCGGCTTCCATCCTGCCGGAACTAGAGACGGAGCCTGAAATGGGCCTGCTGAGGAAAGCCCTCCACATAACCACCGTGGGCGTGATCGCGCCCAATTCCACGAAGCAGCGGGTAGCGAAGCAGACCCTCGTGGCCATCCAGGGCGGATCGCCCGCCCAGGTGCGACGCGCCGGCGGCCGGTACGAGCACGGTCCCGCCGCGGCTATCGAGAACGCCCGGGTTGCCCGTGAGCGTGCCGCTCAGGCTCAGGCTCAGCACAACCCCTCGCTACGGCTACCAGATGCGCGGGGACGCGATGCGGCTGGCTGAGAACGAGCAGGCGATAGCGGACACGGACGCTCTGCTGGCCGCTGTAGCGGAGCAGCGGGGCAAGTCCGCGGAGGGCCTCGCGAGCTGGCGGCGCGAGCACCCGGACGCGCAATGACAGCCCTGCCGCCCGTCTACGAGTACGTCACGGTGCACCTGTGCCGCCGCCCGGGCCGCCGCCAAACGCTCCCAGGCGGCCCGGGGCGGCGACCCCGCCGCGGCGTAGCGCGGTGCGGACCTGCCTCGCGGGACAGCAGGGCGGTACGCTAACGGGAGATGCGCGTGAGACTGGAGCCGCGCCCTGGGAGCGGAGCGGGGGTGATGCCAAGTCATGGTCGATACACACTCTGCTAGAATCCTCGCCTTCCCTGATATTGCGCCAAAGGGTTCCCGTAGCGTCGGCGGGAAACGGGGCTTGATGGGGCCAGAAATCGGAACCTCATTCGATATAGGACAGAGATTGTTCGCCTACTACTTATGGAGAAGGCGATGTGTTCGATTATGGCTTACCACCTGCGAGACGACGGCGCGTGATTACAAAATCATGCTGGCTCGTAACGGAATGTGTGCGGCCATAGAGCAGGCGCTCACCCTCCCGATCCGCGGGGCGCCCTACACAATCGACCCCGCGGGCGGCGACAAGGGCGAAGCTGAGTTCGTGCAGTCTGTGCTCATGACCAGCGACGAGTCGGGCGGCATGAAAACGCCCATCTCAGAGTTGGTCGGACAGATCACGGCCGGCCAGATATTCCGTAGATCTTTTTTCGAAAAAGTGTGGCGGATCAGGGAATCCGACGGGAAAATAATCTACGACAAAGTCGCGTACCGCCCCCCCGCCACCTGCCAGGCCCGCTACAACGACCGCACTGGCGAGAGCAACGGGTTCCGGCAGCAGGTCTGGCTTTTCGGCGGGAACCTGCAGATAAGCAACAAGCAGAAAGTCCCCGGCTACGTCGACATCCCCAAGGTCCGCTCGTACATCTACACGCATGGCAAGCACCGCGAACCGCTCACCGGCATCAGCGAGATGGAAGTGAGCCGGCAGTGCTACGAGACCATGGCGAAGCTCCAATTCCTATGGCTTTCGTTCCTGGAGGGCATGGCCATGCAGCGCCTGGTCGTCTACGGCAACGACCAGCCCGAAGCCACCGCCCGCGCCGACGACATCGCCCAGCTGCGCGGTTCGGGGATCGTCGGCCTCGTCCACCCCGTCGAGGGCCAGAAGACATTCGAGGCCCTGCCCTCCGCAGCCGACGCAGGCGCCCAGTTCGCGGCCTGCATGACCTTTCTAGAGAACTGGGCAGCCAGCTCCGTCCTCGCCGGCTTCCTCCAGCTCTCCGGCGCGGCAGTCCGCGGCACCCGTGCGGGCGGCGGTGCGTCGGCTGGCTCGTACGGCATGTCCGAGGACCAGTCCTCCTACTACCTGGCGTCCCGTGAGGCCGTAGCGACGGAGATAGCCGACTCCATCTCCCATGACCTGATCCGGCCCTTGGTGATGCTGAATTTCGGTGCGGACGCGGCGTTCCCGCAGTGGAAGTTCGGGCCGCTGCAAGAGGCCATGACCGCAGTCCTGTTCTCGATGTTCGGCACCATGGCCGCCGCGCCCAAGCTCAACGTTCCCCTGGCTTTCATCGACCTTCTGACGGAGCGGATGGCTGTCATCCTGGACCTGGACGAAGGCCAGATCCACGAGGCGCTGGTGTCGACGGCGAGCCAGCGGGCGGAAGCGCTCGCGGGTAACCCGCCGCCGGGGATGCCGCCGGAAGCCGCCGCGGGACTCGGGGCGCTGCAGGGCATAGCTCAGGCGGGGACGGGGATAGCTCAGGCCGCGGCGGCTCAGGGGCGGGGCCCGCAGCCGGGGAAGGTGCCGTCCGCGCCCGCGTTCCCGTCACCGCCGGGCCCGCCGTCACCGCCGCCGGGTAAGCCTCCGATGGCGGGGCCGCTGGCTGCGGCGGCGGGACCGTGAGCGAGCGGGACGTGACTCCCGGTATCATCGCCGCACGCACCTGACGGGAACCGGGGGGATCGAGTGAGCGACGAGAGCCTGATAGCCGCGCTGGACAAGCTGACCAGGTGGCGGTCGACACCGGACGGGCTGTCCATGAAGCTGCCGGAGGCCGCCGAAACGATGCGGAAGCTGGGTTTCCCGCCGTGACCCCGGCGGTGATCACGTCTCTGTGCACGGGGATCGTCGGCGTGCTGACGGCGGTGGTGGCGCTCGTTCACTCCCTCACCCAAGCCG